GGTGAACGATCAAAACTGTTAAATTATTTTATTAAAAAGAGATTGAAAAATCTTATGAATGACATTGGAGATTTTTAATATGGCACAGTCCACATACACACCTCTACTATCTGAGGTTTTAAGAAAAGTGCATAATGCAAAAACAAAAGATAAAAAGGTTGCAATCCTAAAAGAACACGATTGCGATCCACTACGAATGGTAATCAAATCATCGTTTGATCCTAAAATCGAATGGTTGATTCCAGAAGGAGAAGTTCCCTTCAAAGCAAATGAAGCTGAAGAAGGAACAGAACATACAGTATTACGCAGAGAAGCAAGGAAACTGTATCGTTTTATAAAGGGTGGAGATAATACTCTAGTTGGGTTTAAACGTGAGAATATGTTTATTCAATTATTAGAAGGACTCCACAAATCAGAAGCACAATTAATAGTTGATGCTAAAGATAAGAAATTACATCAAACTTACAAAGGACTTTCAACAACTGTTGTTAAGGAAGCGTTTGGGTGGAATGATGAATTTATGAAACAAGAATAGGAAAAGATATGAGCTTTGAATTCGATTTTACTAAAGGACATCTCGCAGAAATCATATCTGCTGATGCTGATGATTGGTATGATGCACTGTGCGAACTGTTACCAAAATATGGTATCACAACAGAACGTAGGGTTGCACACTTTTTAAGTCAGTGTGCCCACGAATCTGGTGGGTTCAAACGATTAGAAGAAAATCTAAACTATAGTGCAAAGGCGCTTCGTGCAGTCTTTGGACGATACTTTGGTAACTCACCTAAACGTGATGCAGATGAATATCACCGTAAACCAGAAATGATTGCAAACTATGTGTACATGGACGAATATCGTAAGTACAAAATGGGCAACGTCAATGAAGGTGATGGCTGGTTGTTCAGAGGCAGAGGCCTAAAACAATTAACAGGTAGACATAACTACACTAAGTTTGGTGAAAGTATTGATATGAGTGCAGAACAGGCAGCAGAGTATGTTGCAACACCATCTGGTGCAATTGAATCTGCATGTTGGTTTTGGGATGCAAATAATCTGAATGATATCGCTGATACAGACAATGTTGTGAAAATGACTAAGAAGATCAACGGTGGCAATATTGGATTAGAGGATAGACAAAAACGATACTCTCATGCAATGGAAGTACTAGGTATGAGTGTAGAGGATTTGGGTGCAGACGATAGTTCTGTGGAAGATATCCTTGACGATATTGGTGTTTTAAGAAAAGGAGCAAAAGGTGAAGGTGTCAAACTTATGCAAGAAGCATTAGGTATTGGTGCAGATGGAGACTTTGGGCCAGGCACAGAACGTGCATTAAAAGAATGGCAATCAGCAAATGGTTTGGTTGCAGATGGGGTGGCAGGAACTGCTACTTTTGAAAAACTATTTGACTAAAACTTATTGACTCTATGGTATCTTAGTGGTATTATAGAATCATTGGTGAGGGGCAACTTCCTTTCTCTCTCAACTCTCTCAATAGAGTTGCTTCTCACCAAACTTTTTTCTAAGTTCTTGATTTTCAAGAACTTTTTTTTACTTTTTCTCTTGACTTTTGTTGTAATAACAAGTATACTATTAGTATAGTGATTCGGAGAGATTATGAATTATATTGAAATAAACGGTGGTAACAAATACCAAAAGAAAGTTGCTTATAATGTTATCGACACGATGATTAAAGCTCTTATGCCTCGTATGAGAACTTTAGACATTACTGTTAACATTCGTAAGTTTACTGATGATGCTATCGGTTACTGCATGATGGAAGATACTAATCGTGAGTTTGAGATTGAGGTTAGTAAGGACTTATCCTTGAAAGATTTTGTCACTGCATTGTGTCACGAAATGGTACATGCAAAACAGTACGCTCGTAATGAGATGAGTGGTAACATTACTGACAGACATTGGAAAAGGTCTACAGTTGCAGACTCAGTTAGTTATTGGGATTTGCCTTGGGAGAAAGAGGCATATCGAATGGAAGATAAACTTGCTCAATTAGTTTGGGAATCAAACATACTTTAGCTCTTGACAATTGACGAATCAACAGTTATAATTAGTATGTAGAATGAAAAGAGAGGAATATATTATGACACAAGTAGCAGTTATTCACGCAGCGTTTGAGGAAACACCACATACAGTTGCTTTTGTAGATGTGCCTGATTTACCATCAGATAAAGAAAAACTTGAATATGCATATCGTTGGACAAATAACGTAATGGGTTCTTGGAGTATCAAAGAAGAATACTTTGAGGATGGTGAAAAGAATGGTGACTATAATCCAAACGTCACTGTTATGGCTCCGCTTAAAGAAGTGGATGGACAAACATATGGTTTACGTTCTACAAGTATGAACGACCAGATGTTATTAGGTACTACAAAGTACAAAGTTGCAATGCTAGGTTTTGAGGAGATTGTATAATGGGAGCAGTTAAGAGTTACATGATGGATGTTGAGGAAGAGGTTTTCTCAATTGATGGGATTGAGAATAAGTTTAGTGAAGCTGAACATGTTTCTGAAGTTCAAACATTCGTAATTGATAAATTAGGATATACTTCTAGTTGGGATAAAGATATCGCAAAGGATGTTGTATCAAGTCAATGGAATGAATATTGGGGTAACTATCCATGATTAAAGAACTGTTAATGAGTGCATTGACACTCATGCCAGCCGCATATGCTGATGATTCATCTCTAGGTGTAGAAGAATTCAGACATAAAGAAGCACAGTGTCTTGCACAGAATGTATACTTTGAAGCAAGGAATCAACCAGCGGCTGGACAGATGGCAGTTATGTCTGTCACTATAAATCGTGTAAATGATTCTCGTTTTCCAAATACAATCTGTGGTGTTGTCTATGAAGGCCCTTCTCGACCTAGTTGGAAGGGTACTGGAGAAATGATACCTATTCGACACAAGTGCCAGTTCAGTTGGTATTGTGATGGTAAAAGCGATATTGCACATGATAAAGAAACATTTAATGAGATTTTTCTCTTGAGTGAAATGGTAATTAATGGTACAATAAAACTCATGGACATTACAGAAGGTGCAACACACTATCATGCAGACTATGTACGTCCAGCGTGGGCAAGAACCAAAACAAAAACAATTGAGATTGAAGATCATATCTTCTATCGGTGGGAGAAGTAGATGAATATTTTTTACTTACATGAAGATCCAAAGATTAGTGCTGCTATGCATGTGGACAGTCATGCTAGTAAAATGATTATTGAGTATGCTCAACTTATGTCTACTGCACATCGTGTATTGGATGGTGAAGAATACTATGGACAGACTAAGAATGGACGTAAAATCAAAAGATGGAAGTTGAGTTCTAATCTTGAAAATGTTCTTTACAAAGCATCTCATGTAAATCATCCTAGTGGTATTTGGGTTCGACAATCAAAAGCAAATTACAAATACCTATATGACTTGTGGAGTAAACTTAATCAAGAGTTTGTTTACAGGTATGATAAAGATGTAGACCATGAGAGTTACAGAAAACTACATGAAGCACTTGCAGTTGCACCAGACAACATTCCAGATGGCAACTTTACAGAACCAACACCAGCGATGCCTGATGATGTAAAAAATCCATCCTCAATTGTTTCTTACAGGAATTACTACATAAAATACAAACAACATCTTGCGAGTTGGAAAAAACGTGGCGCTCCAGAATGGTATGTAACATGACTAAAGAGCCTGAACGCTATTATGATTGGATGTTATGGAAAATGCGACAAGAGGATGCAAAAATGGAAGTAAAGATAGACGAAGGACTTAATCTAGATAAAACTGGTAATGAACTATATCGTAGAGAACTTGTAGCATTGTCAACTAAGGTTGAGTTGATGCAAGAGGATATGAAAAATTTGACAAGTGATTATTACAAACTCATAAATAGAGTTAAGGAATTATCTGAAGAAAATTATCATCTTAAAGAACAGATGAGTGACTTGAAAAAATAGGATTATTATGCCAATATTTAATTTTAAAAATACAGAGACAGATGAAGAGTTTGAGGACTTCATGTCTAATTCTCGCAGAGAAGAACTGCTAGAGAAAAATCCTCATATCAAACAAATGCCATCATCTTTTTCAATTGTTTCGACACATGGTTCGACAATTGATAGTAAAACTGACGATGGTTGGAAAGAGATGCAAAGTAGAATTGCAGAGGCTCATCCAGATACACCTTTTGCAGATAGATACGGTAGTAGGAGTATTAAGGATATTAAGACTAAAGCGGTAATAGATAAGCATCGACATAAATGGAGAAATAATTAATGGCAAAGGCAAAAGATATTAGAATTGACCAGATGGTTACTGTAACGCCTGCTACTGACAATCAACAGAAGGTATTTCAAGATTATAAGTCTGGTAAGAATATGTTCTTGTATGGTGCAGCTGGTACAGGTAAAACATTCATTACCTTATATCTCGCTTTACAAGAAGCATTGAGAAATGAAACACCATATGATTGTGTTTACTTAGTTCGTAGTGCAGTACCAACTCGTGAGATTGGTTTCTTGCCAGGTGATGAAGAAGACAAGACAGCATTGTTCCAAGTACCATATCAGAATATGGTGAAGTTTATGTTTGAACAACCAAACGAACAAGCCTTTAGTATGTTGTATGATAGACTAAAGAGTCAAGGTTCATTGATGTTTCTTACAACTTCATTCTTGCGTGGTATCACGTTAGATAACGCTATTGTTATTGTAGATGAAGCTCAGAACTTGAACTTCCATGAACTAGATACTATCATTACTAGAGTTGGACAAGATTCAAAAATTATGTTCTGTGGTGATATCTT